GATGCAGTACCACCATTACAAGACATTGGTCACACTGATACAATGTTTGAATCAGTTAAAGGCTACATTGCCGCACCCGGTACATTAAAGAGTATTACTTCTAGAGCACCGGCACATGCACCATGGTCTAATGCTAATCAAGGTGTCAACGTAAGCACTAGCTCAAATGCAAGTGATAATTTACCTGATTCACCTAGTTCAAGCGTAGAGCAAGCAAATGAAGCTGCCTCAGTAGCACCTACAGGAAATCCTGTGCAGCCTGCGGCATTGTCAACTGTTCCTGCAACTCCTGCAGTAAGCGAAGCAATGGATCCGCAAGCAACTGCCGCAACGGTCAGTGCAGTCGCAACCAATGCGGCAACAGGAGCGGCAGCAGCCGCTGTTGCAACAGGTTCAGGTATCGTTCAAACAGCACAAGGACAAGTAGCATCACTTGGTGCATTGGCACAATCTCCTGCGCAACTTGAGGCTGCCGGCATATTAAAACCAGGTTCTTCTGCTTTAGTTGACTCACTAGTTAAGTCAGGATCTCCGTTATCACAAGCACTACCAAACAACTTGTTCACTGGACAAGGTGGTATATCAAGCTTAACATCCTTCGTAGGCAATCAAGGTGCACAGATTTCAGGTATGGTTTCTAACTTACAAAAATCACAAACTGCATTAACAGGAGCAGGATTGATATCTGGTAAAGAATCATCCACTTCAATTGCTGGTTTAATTATGTCAGGTGCTACTGCCGGTATTTCTAACACAATTAATGCAGTCAAGAATCTAGGAACATTAGCTTCTAATATTTCTTTACCTAGCTTAGGATTACCCGGTGTAACTAATCCAATCACAAACGCTATCAGTTCAGGTAACTATGCAGCCGGGCTAGCACAATCAAGTACAGGTGGATTAGGATCCATTATGAGTACTGTTCTTCCTGTTGCAGGATTGATTGCAGGTTCTAAATTAAACAGTAAAGGATCAAGTGCAGCCGCATTTGGTTTGATTGCCGCGTCATTGACTGCATTACCGCGTGGCCCGGTAAACTTGAGATCCAATTCTAATGCTAACTATGACCTAGCAGTAGCAAGATCATCTGGATACAATGATCCATTTAATTCTGCCGCTAGATTATTAAGAACAACTGGACAAATTTTAGGTGGCAGAAATGCTAGAGTTACTAGTGCAGTTGCCGGAGGCATCACTGCTATCGGTAGACTGAATGGTGCTAATACACCGTCTCAAGCATTAACTGGATTGACCGGAGTACTTGGATCTATCGGATCTATCGGATCTGCTTTGGGTAATAAGTCTATTGCTAAAGCTTCTAGGGATGTTAATGCTATCATAGGTGTATCCAAGCAACTAAATAGGAACCTATCAACTATTGCTAATGCCAAGACAGCATCACAGGCCTTAGGTGGGTTGATTGGTGTCTTTGGTGGTGTAGGTCGTGGAGCATCTATATTTGGTAATAAGAATGTATTGAATAGAACTAGAGATGTTAATAAGATTTTAACCAACACCGGTCAAATTTTAAGAGCGTCAAACGTATTGGCCACAAGTAAGAATATAAATCAAACATTGGGTGCATACGGATCAATCATCAACGCCGCAGGAAGAATTGCCGGCGTGTTTGGTAAAAACAGTAAGAGCACAGGATTGTTTGGTATTCCTGGTGGACAGTTAAGTGTAGGATCAATTGTCAATAAGTCATTAGGATCATTGGGTATCCCTAAAAATCCTGCATTGAATTCTATTATTACTAATGCAGTAACCGGGGCAATTAATAAGATTGCATTCCCTAGTGCAGTTAAAGGTGCCGCAGGGTTAGCCGCAGGCTTGCCTAATCTACCCTCAGGATTACCTGGATTACCAACAAGTCAGATTACAAATGCACTGAGCAGTTTACAATCAGCCGGACAAAATCTAACAGGTTTAGCGTTAAATGATTTGACATTGGGAGAAGCAGGGCCACTTAATGCGGCAATGTCTGCTATTGGCTTTGGTGGTGCCGGCGCAATTAAGATGCCTAGTATTGGTCTAAACACTAACGATGTCGCTGAAGTAAATGGACAAATCAATTCACTATTAGAAGATAGTAGAATTCCTAGACCAGACTTTGGTGATATTGATGAGTCTGCGGTAGCATTACTAGATGCAATATTAGCTCAAAACGATCAAATAGACAGCGCATTTGAAGAAATTGATAGTTTAACTATTGAAGTAGAGTCTGCTAGGGAAGAATACTTCACATTAGAAAATAATTTACCGCAGGGTTCACCTGAAGTAGAATCTGCTAGAGAAGCTTGGATTGCACTAAGTCAAGATTTAGAAGATAGGTTAGAAGCAATTAATGGTGTTATCAATCAAGCTGCCGCTAGTAATGAACAGAGTGAACAGACATTCGCAGGGTATACTGGTCCGTCTGTCGTATATGCGGCAGATGGTACTAGCTCACCAGTAGATAGTTTAGGTAATGCAATACGACCATTGATTAATGGCAGTTTTGGTACAGGTTAAGGATGTATAAATAATATTATGCCACAGTACATAGGATTTAGCACAATTGGTGCAAACTTACCAAGAACAACTAATGCCCCCACAGGAAACGACGGGGGCGTTGGTTCTGTTAAATGGTTTGTAAATACTGGCCGAAAATACAGACTACTTGATGAACAGTTAGTCATGCAAGATTTTGTCAATGCATTGAATATCAGACAAGGACAGAAGGTAGGTCAACCGGGATATGGAACCACATTGTGGAACTTCGTGTTTGAACCTAATACACCTGACGTTCAATTTAAACTAGAAACTGAATTACGTAGGGTAGGTAATTTGGATCCTAGATTATTAGTTAATACGGTAAAGGCATACCCACAAGAAAACGGAATTTTGTTAGAAATGGAAGTTGCAGTAGCACCTTTCAATCAAGCTAATTTATTATCCGTCTTTCTAAGTTCTTCTACAAGCCGCGCGGCAATACAATAACCCTAAAAAAAGTCGGTTTTTAGGTATGATAAATACTTAAAAGAGATATACCTATGGCTACAAGTTCACGACAGTCCGCATTATTCGGTGTAAACGATTGGCAAGCAATTTACCAAACCTTTCGTGAAGCCGACTTCAGAAGCTACGATTATGAAACCCTACGTAAGAGTTTCATCGATTACTTACGTGTATACTACCCGGAAACATTCAATGATTTCACTGAATCTAGTGAATTTATTGCCCTACTTGACGTTATAGCGTTTATGGGTCAAGGTCTTGCTTTCCGCAATGACTTGAACACACGTGAGAACTTCATTGACACTGCTGAACGTAGAGACAGTGTTATCAAACTAGCTAATTTGGTTAGCTATACGCCTAAACGTAACTTGGCTGCTCAAGGTTATCTAAAAATTGTAAACATACAAACTACTCAAAACATCACTGATTTGAATGGTACAAATTTAAGCAATCTTCCTATTCTATGGAATGATCCTGCAAACCCAGCTTGGATTGAGCAATTCAACACAATTATCAATGCGGCATTAGTTGATACACAACGTATTGGTCGTCCTGGAAACATAGCAGATTTATTAGATGTTACCACTAGTGAATACACACTAAGAATACCTAATAATGCATTGCCAATCGTCCCGTTCACTACTGTAGTCGATGGCATTGCGATGAATTTTGAACTTTGCAGTGTAACTAGTGTAGACGCAGATTACATGTACGAGATTCCTCCTGCTCCTAGCGGTCGTTTCAACATGTTATATCGCAATGATAAGCTTGGTTATGGTAGCCCAAATACAGGTTACTTCTTCTATTTTAAGCAAGGAACATTACAAAACTTTGATTTCACATTGGAACAGCAAATTGCCAATCAAGTAGTAAACATTGATATTGACGGTGTTAATAACACAGATACATGGTTGTATCAATTAAATCAAAACAATGGTACTAGAGTATTATGGAACAAAGTAGAAAACATTTACGCTGACGCATACTTACAGACAGAAACAAGTAATAGAACTATATTCTCTGTAAACTCACGCTTCAATGACCAAGTAAGTTATGTGTTTGGTGACGGCGTTTTCAGTCAAATCCCTGTAGGTACTTTCCGTGCTTATGTTCGTGGGGGAAATGCATTGACATACACTATTGATCCTAACGAAATGCAGGGCGTAACTGTTTCTTTTAGTTACATCAATAGAACAGGTAAAACAGAAATTTTAACGTTGGGTCTTGAGTTACAACTACCAGTATCTAACGCACAAGTACGTGAACCCCTAGCGCAAATTAAACAACGTGCGCCAACACGATACTATACTCAAAACCGTATGGTTAATGGTGAAGATTACAACAACTTCCCATATACGTTGTATAGCTCTATTATTAAGTCAAAGGCTATCAATCGTTCAAGTATTGGTGTCAGTAAAAACTTAGATTTGTTGGATCCTACAGGAAAGTATTCAAGCTTAAACAGCTTTGCAACTGACGGTGCATTATGGCAAAATGATACCAATGGTTTTGAGTCGTTGACAATCAACACTGTTGGTAACATTATTACGTTCTTAACAGACACTATGGGTAGTGTACTATCAAGTAACCGTGTCGTTCAGTACTACACTCAAAACTTCCCTCAGTATTCGATTAATACTGCTTCAGGTGATGGTACCATATACTGGAATGCAAGTACAGTTGATGCTAATTCATTGACTGGTTACTTCTTTAACATCACTGATGGTAGCCCATTACCAGTGCCAATTGGCACATACTCTACAAACAATGTAAAGTACATCACGCCAGGAGCATTAGTAAAATTTACTGCTCCTAGTGGATTCTACTTTGATAACACAAATCATCTTGTTTCAGGTATTGCCGGCCCAAGTAATCAAACATACTTTTGGACTACCGTGCTATCAGTTATAGGAGATGGTTATAACAACGGTGAAGGTAACTTTGCTAATGGCACAGGCCCTGTTACATTAAATGGTTATGTACCTGAAGGTGCAATACTAACTACTGTACTACCTGCATTTGATAATTCTTTGTCTAACGAAATTGTACAAGAGTGTATCATTCGTATGGAATTACAACAAAACTTTAGTTTAGTTTTCAATAACTCATTGACTATTGCACAGGATCGTTGGAGTATCAAACAATACAATGACGCCAATTGGTTTGTAAATTTTGAATTTACAAATGGAAGATACAATGTAACATATCGTTCATTACGTTACTACTTTGGTAGTGTGCAAGATACACGTTTTAGTTTTGAACGTGACAAGTTGGTTTATGATCCACTTAGCGGTAAAATCTTACAAGACTTTATTAGTGTGTTAGCGACAAACACACAGCCAACGAGCAACAATCCCCTATCGAAACCAGTAACAATTAACATTGTTGGTCAGACAGTAGAGAGCGATGGCTACATTAATGATTTTGAAGTTGAAGTAGCAAGTAATGATATTAACAATCGTGGATTGATTATTAATCCTGACTTCTTCCAAACAGTAACTGGATACACCACAGGCGGAGCCAATTCAGGTATCTATGTATTCTTTGAGTTAGTAGAAGATGCAATTAGTTTGTCTAGATATCAGATTGTACCAACAAGTGATGTAGTTCAATATCAAACTAAGACACAAATAGAAGTAGCTAAATATGAGTACCCACTAGGACAACTATTTTATGCATACGGTGAAAATGTGTTTTGGAAAACAGTTCAAGATCAAACAGTGAACACACCTTTCTACGTATTGGTTGCACAACCACAATATTCTATAAGACCAGGTCGTCAAGGATTGCAATTCCAATATCGCCACAATAGTAACAATACTACACGTATTGATCCAGCTACCACAAACATTATTGACTTGTACGTAGTCACACAAAGCTACTATACACAATATCAAAACTATATTAGAGATACATCTAACACAGTCGCCATGCCGCCTAAGCCAACTATTAATCAATTGAGCGAAGAATATGGTGAATTGAACAATTATAAAATGTTAAGTGACAGTATGGTACTGAACAGTGTTGTTTTCAAACCATTGTTTGGTCCTAAATCAGCTTCAAACTTACAAGCAACCATAAAAGTAATCAAAGCATCAAATACAAATGCAAGTGATAGTGAAATTCGTAGTGCAGTATTGACAGCAATGAATGTATATTTTGATATCAACAATTGGAACTTTGGAGACACCTTCTACTTCAGTGAGTTAAGTGCATATTTGCATGACCAAGTAGGTGAGTACATTAGTTCCGCAGTTCTAGTACCAAATGATCCTACAATGAAGTTCGGAGATTTATATGAAATAAAATGCTCACCCTATGAGATTTTCGTCAATGCGGCAACCGCAAATGACGTATTGGTTATAGCTGCCCTAACACCAGCTGAATTACAAATTGCATAAGTAATATATTATGGCATCAAGAATTAGAACACTAAATTTTCTACCAGACGTTTTCCAAACACCTACGAACGCACAGTTTTTAGCCGCAACATTAGACCAAATTGTTGCACAACCAGAGACAAAAAGAATCGAAGGGTACATTGGTACTAAGTTTGGTTATGGTATAAACGCTAAAGATTACTATGTAACAGAACCAACAAAAACTCGTAGAGATTATCAATTAGATCCAGGTGTTGTCTTTACTAAAACTAACGAATCTGTAGCAAAAGATTTTATCAGCTATCCTGGTATCATTGATGCATTGAAACTTGAAGGTGGCGTTACTGACGATAATAATCGTTTGTTCAACAGCCAATTCTATTCATGGGATAGCTTTACTAACCTAGACAAGGTTATTAATTATAACCAGTACTATTGGATTCCAGAAGGTCCTGCAAGGGTAGTTGTTTCCAACGAAACAGTTTACTACGCCAACGACTATGCAGTGTATGACCTACCTAATGGATATAATATTATACCGTTGACAAGTGCTGACAGTTTAGGTTCTACGAATCCTACATTAACATTGTTGCGCGGTGGTACTTATACTTTTGCTGTTAATCAAGATTCACAATTTTGGATTCAAGGTGAACCAGGCGTTACTGGATTTAGTAACACACAACCTAACGTACAAACTCGTGATGTTTTAGGTGTTAACAATAACGGAGCTAGTCAAGGCATTGTTACATTTACTGTACCTCCAAAAAATGCACAAGACGAATATAACTTCCCTGGTAACAACTTAGTAAGTTTAGTATCAAACCTCCCATTCGCACAAGTTAATGGTTATAGAATTTCTGATTTGACAAATGGAATCGATGGAGTAACATCACTTGATGGACTAACCATCATGTTCTATAATACTGGATTGCCAAATGAAGTTGGCTATGTATCTAACTTCTTTGATTACACACCGTATGACGAAAACAATGATCTAACTTCATTGCAGACAATAAGTATCACTTCTACTAACAGCTCCACAGACGCTATCACATGTAATAGCACTGCAAATTTAATAGTAGGAAATGCAATAGTATTCAATGGCACTCCTTTTGGTGGCATATCTCAGTATTCAACAACATTACCTAACACAATTTATTATGTAGAGTCAATTATTAACTCTACTCAGTTTACAATTTCTACAACACCTAATGGATCTATCTATCCATTAACTACAGACACCGGATCTATGACTGGGGTAATCAATCAAGGTCAATATGAACAAGGATACTATACTAATGTTAGTGAACATTTTTACACAGTTCAACTCATCGGTGATCCTTCTGATCCTGTAATTAGATTAGTAGAAGCTTCTGCAATTCCAGTAACTCAAAAAATTACAGCATCATTTGGTGTTCAATATGGCGCTAGAAGTTTTTACAGAACTGCCAGTGGTGCGATTCTAATTATTCCATATATCAGCGCACCATTAGATACACTATATTATCAAGATAGTAGCTCTCCAACTAAAGTAGGGGCAATTAGATTAGTAGAAAGCAATATCACTAACACATTAAATGTTGATACTGATATTATAGGTCAATCTCAATTCACTGCTACCAATGGTATTGTATTTACTAATGGATTGAAAGTTGTTTTCCAAGGTGATGTTATTCCTAGTAACTATTTGACTGGTGAATACTATGTAGAAGGTGTAGGCACTTCAATTGAACTATTACCTGTAGAGGATTTTATTGCGCCTGAAGGTTTTACTGCCACCACATATGTGCCGTGGGACGTTTTAGGTTGGGACTCTACTGATTGGGAAGGCAATTCCTATATCCCAGTTACTCCTGATTACATTACTATTGCACGTAATAGTATAGATAAAAATGCATGGTCTCGTAGCAATCGTTGGTTCCATATTGATGTTATCAATGCTACTGCAACCTATAATAACAATCCAAACTTAGTTACATTATATGCAACTTCGGAATATAAGGCAAAGCGTCCTATTATTGAATTCTACCCTAACATCAAGATGTTTAATTCAGGTTCTGAGGGTAAAGCACCAGTTGACTATATTGACACTAGAACTACAGATGCATTCACATATGTTGCAGGTCAACAAAATTACTATCCAGACGTAGAAGTATACACTGCTTATACAGCTACTATAACTAGCACCAATTATCTTGCTGATAGAGTGATTCAAACAGGAAGTAACTCTACTGGTGTTTTTACTGTTGCTAGTGGCTACAATACTACAGGGTTTAATGTAAATGACTTAATTGTTTTTGACGATATAACACCGGGATCAGGTATTACTACCGGCGGATCATATTATGTTGCTCAAGTTGTTTCAAGCACACAGTTTAAAATTTCTGCAACAAAAGGCGGTGCTATAGTAATACCAGCAGTTTCTGTAACTGGTCCATATAGTTTTACATGGTCACCACTTAGTACAACAATTACGATAGCCAATGATGACATTTTTGGTAAGTTGAACGCACCAGGTGCGTTCACTGTAGGTCAATATGTTACTGATTCTACTAATGCTCTACCACGCAACACACAAATCAGCGCAATTTCAGGTACAACAACACTGACATTGACACTAGATTGGGACGAGGGTGGAAATTATTTTACACAACAAACTAATGCGTCTATCATTGGTACTGATACAACAAATGACAATTATGCATTGTTTGACGGGTCAAGAATTGTCTTTACACAAGACACTGATATTAACGTAAAGAATAAAATTTACATATCAAGATTCTCTACTATTTCAGGATCATCCGTACCAGTCATTACTCTAACTGAAGCTAGTGACGGTGAAGTACTCGCAGATCAACAAACTGTTGCTCTACGTGGATATTTCAATCAAGGAAAAGAATTTTGGTACGATGGTATCGATTGGATAGAAGCTCAACAAAAGACAAATTTGAATCAATCACCATTATTTGATGTATTTGATTCTAACAACATTAGTTTTGGTAATTCTGAAATATATGTAGGCACATCGTTTACTGGATGTAAATTATTTTCTTATGGAATTGGATCAGGACTAGACGATACAGTGTTAGGTTTCCCGGTAAGATATAGTTCCATAGATAACGTAGGAGACCTAAGCTTTGACGTTTCTTTAAACTTAGATACCTTTGATTATGTTAATGGAACTGAACCAGTAACTCAAAAAGTAAACACTGGATATGTGTTCCAGTATAACAATCGTATAGAATATAATAGACAGCTTGGATGGCAGACTGCGGTAAGCCCAAGTATACAGTATCAAATATTTGAATTTAATTATGATCCGCTAGTACCCACAACTGAATTTGTTTGTGATATTGCTAAGTCAAGTTCAGATTCAACAAACTGGCCTACTATTGAAGTGTATGTTAATAATGTCACAGTTCCTCATGATGAATATACTGTGGTAGTTGGCCCGGACACAACTACAGTAACTTTAACTACAGATCCAATAATAGAAACAGTCATTCAAATTTTAGTATTGAGTGACCAAGTAAGTCAAACAGCGTATTATTCTATACCTGTTAACTTAAACAACAACCCATTGAATGCAGATATCACTGTTGCAAACTTAGGTGATATTCGTGGCCAGTATCAAAGTATATTTTACAATAACCCAAATACAACCGGTGAAGTATTTGGTCCAAACAACTACCGTGATCTAGGTAATATGGTACCGTGGGGCGATAGGATTATTCAAAATAGTGCTAGCATGGTTTTACCAGGAGCATTCTTACGTAAACAAGAACATAACCTGTTCAATGCATTAATGTTTAACAGCAGAGAATATGTCAAGTTTAAAAACCTATTGGCATATACTGTGCAAAACAGTGACTATACGCAACGTTATGATCCAGCTACATTATTAGATGATGCATTGGATCAAATCACTGCATCAAAGAACGACAGTCAACCATTCTTTTGGTCTGATATGCTACCAAACAAAGCGGCGTATGTTTCTAATACCTACTCATTTGCAAACAGTTTGGATGTAAGTATCTATCCATTGACAAGAGTATATGATTATACTACTGCAAATTACTACGGGGTATTAGTATACTTGACACGCACAGCACTAGGCGTAACAACAACACAGCAATTAATTAAAGGACAGGACTATACCATTAGCACTACTGCACCTTCGTTAACTGTTTCATTAGACTTGCTACCGGGTGACGTAATTACAATTAAAGAGTATAATCAAACTTATGGCTCTTACGTACCAAACACACCAACTAAGTTAGGGTTGTATCCTGCTTATACACCTGAAGTAATACTAGATAGTAATTACAGCACTCCTACTTATTTCATTCGTGGTCACGATGGATCATACACAAAACTATACGGTGAATATGATGCATTGACTGGATTACTAACTGATTTTAGAGATCAAACTAGTTTGGAATTCGAACTACGTGTATACAACAACTTAAAGATTAGTTCTGTTATACCTATCAAGGAATATGAAGTTGTTCCTGGTTTCTTTAGAGAAATTGACTATACTTACGAACAATGGTTGTCTATTTATAGCTCTGGTTTCTTAAACTGGGTAGGTCAAAATCGTTTGAATTATAAGATCCAGTTCTATAACAGCAATGATAACTATTCTTACAACTACTATCAAAGCGGAAATGCAATCAACAAGGCACCTATATCACAGGGCTATTGGAGAGGTATATATCAGTATTTCTATGATACTACAACACCGAACACTACACCATGGGAAATGTTAGGATTTACTGAGATGCCATCATGGTGGACAGGTCGATATGGTCCTGCACCGTATACAAGTGATAACTTAGTTTTGTGGACTGACTTATCAGAAGGTATAGATTGGAACAACGGAGATCCAGTTGTAATTCCACAAGCCGTTCGTGATGGCTTATTAGAAATTATACCAGTTGATTCTGCTGGAAACTTGCTACCACCGATAGATTCTGTAGTAGGTGCATACAATCAAAGATTATTCCAACGTGATTGGAAAGTTGGTGATGGTGCACCAGTTGAATTTAGCTACCGTCGTTCTAGTTCATATCCATTTGATCTAATGAGAATAATGGCGTTGACTAAGCCAGCACAATTCTTCAATTTAGGAGTTGATGTAGACCATTACAAATACAATGCAGAATTTAATCAATACTTGGTAAACAACCGTAGTCACTTGAGAATGAGTGATATCGATGTGTATGGATCAGGCACACCAGTTACTAGTTATGTAAACTGGGTTGTTGACTATGAAAAACAAGTCGGCATAAACGCCACAACAAACATTACAGAAATGTTTAACAACATGGATGTTCGTTTAGTTTATAGAGTAGCCGGCTTCACTGACAAATCACTATTGAAGTTTTATGTTGAAAAAGGTACACCAAACAGTAGAAATGCTAGTTTGTTGATACCTGATGAAAGCTACAGCGTATTGTTGTATGATAACCAACCATTCAATAGAATTGTTTATTCAGGTGTTATCGTTCAAATTAACAGTACAGGTGGATATAACATATTTGGTAATTCACAAACTAATGCTTACTTCAAAACTTTAAAACCAAAATACGCAGGAAAATATGATACAATAGAAGTTGAAGGGTTGTCTGTTAAAGTAACACCTGAACACTATTCAACTGAACAACTTATACCTTATAATACTACATTATACACAGCACAAGAAGTTTCGCAATTCTTAGCTGATTACGGTGCATACTTAATTAGTTTAGGTATGAAGTTTGAAGATACTGAAAGCGGTCTAGAAATTAACTGGGCTCAGATGATTGCTGAGTTCTTGTATTGGGCACAAACCGGATGGGCACCTGGCAGTATCGTTACATTGAATCCATCTGCTAAGAAATTGACTATTGACAAAGATAGCAATATTGTGCAACCATTGACAATACAACAGTCTAACTTTGTATTGAATCAAAACTTATACCCAATACAAACAAATGATCTTTCTATTGTTCGTGAGGGAACTGCATTCAGCGCAACAGCATTGAATGATGGAGATACTATTTCGTATGGACAGTTCAATTTGAGCAACTTTGAACATGGTATTGTTTTTGATAACGTTACCTTGTTTGGGGATATTATCTATAACTTGACAACTGGATTACGTCAGAATCGTATTGCATTGCGTGGTACAAAGAGTGCTGATTGGAATGGTACAGTTAACGCAGCCGGCTTTATCTATAATCAAGATAATATCAAAGAATGGAACCGTACAGTTAAGTATACCAAAGGTGAAATTGTTAAGTACAAGAACAAGTACTGGATCGCTACTAAAATTATCCAAGCAAGCGAAATATTCAAAGAAGCTGATTGGAAACGAACAGATTACGATGAGGTTCAAAAAGGTCTGTTACCTAACTCAAGTACACGTAGTTATGAAAGTTCATTGTACTACGACATTGACAGGGCTAACCTAGAGAATGATGCAGACTTATTGAGTTTCAGTTTGATTGGATATAGACCACGTGACTACATGGCTCTTGCAGATTTGACTGATATTACTCAAGTCAACGTGTACAAGAACATGATTAAAAACAAAGGTACATTGAATGCAGCCTCTGCATTCAGAGGTGCAAACTTGCCACAAGGCGGGATTGATTATGAAATCTTTGAAAACTGGGCTATTAAAGCAGGTGAGTTTGGCGGTGTACTAAACAACAACTTTGTTGAATTTAGAGTTAATGAAAAGAACATGACAGGTAATCCTGCAATCGTAGGATTGACTGACGGAGTATACAATGTAGGCGTACAACAAGAAGTACCATTGTATTCATTGTTTAACTACGGAAGACCTATCACAAATGTTGACGTATTGCCCACAAATGAAGTCGATACTCCAAATACAATTTATCCAGATGCAGGTTATGTAAATTACAACGATGTAAAAATGTCTGCATTCTTCTATTCTCAATTGGGAGTAGCAGTTGACAAGAACGGTTCTATCGTACCTATTGAAGATTTCTTTGTTCGTGATTATGTATGGCTAGCTAATTACCTAGAGCGTTGGGAAGTATATACTCCTGTTGCTATGGGTCAAGTAGTATCAGCAAGAAATAACTTGAATGAAACAGTAACAATTACGTTCAACAAACCACATAACCTAAGACAATATCAACCGTTTGCAATTGTAAACTTTGATTTAGCTATCGATGGTTACTACCTAGCAACTATTGTTATTGACCAATACAGAGTGTTAGTAAACAGAACACTAGACACAAGCATCAAGACTATTACAGGTCAAGGCGTTGCAATGAAGTTTAGTTCTCAACGTGTTGCTACACCTGCTGAAATAGCAGACTTGCCACTAACTGACGCTGAGTTTAGAAAAAATACAGTATGGGTAGACACTAATGGTTCTGGTTCTTGGGGAGTTTATCGTAAAGGTATTAACTACACATTAACTAGCCAAGTAACAAAAACTTCTAGCCAATCGTTAGGTAGTGCGGTTGCGGTTGGTGATCAATTGGGTTACTTAATAAGTGACGCTGACCTAGGTCAAGTGTATCGTTACACCTACAACGATCTATCACAATCATATGAATTAGTTCAGACTATTACCGGCAGTGCATCTTTTGGTAGCACTATTAGCTATGCCGGTGACGTTTATGCAATTGCACAAACTACGGGTGGTTCTAGAACTGTTAAACTATATCAACTACAGAACACAACTACTAGTGACGATTTGGTATTGATACAAACTATACCATACGAAACAGGTGCAACTACTTGGGGAACATCTATTGCAATGTCTGGAAATCTAGATTGGATCTATATATCTGACATTGACAACAACACGGTTCACGTATACCAACGTTCTAATATATCAACGACCGCTGGCAATTTTGAATCTACAGAAACATACGTTATCAATGAAATAGGTACTACCGATTTTACTTTGATTGGTGCAACATCTAACGATGTTGGTGTGAAGTTTATTGCAACTGGTGTAGGAACAGGCACTGGTGTAGCTACTAAGATTACATACAATGTGGTAACTATTATTGATGGTGATGCATTGGGTTTAACGAACCCTGGTGACAGATTTGGTTACTCAATTTCTACGGACTATGACGGTGATGAAATTGTCATAGGAGCTCCGTACAAAGATTACGGTGCTTATGATAAATGGGGCCAGTCATATGTATTTCAAAAGTTGTATCAGAATATAGAAATTCAGTACAACACAATTGCACCTACATCACAAACATTGCAGTTAGCATGGACACCTGATACAACACAATTTACAGTTACTGCAACTAATGCTACTACAGATAGAATTACATTGACTGTAGCAATGGATCCAATAGCAGATTTAGATAAACCAATCATATTTTCGGGTTCAGGATTTGGGGGAACAGAAATTGTCACTGAAAAAGTTTATTATGTTTCTACTATTTCAGGATCTAATATTACTATCAAGCAAACCAGAGAAAGCACAACTGATGTTGCACTAAGCACGGCTGCCGGATTAACCAACACATATGCTTATCTACAAGACGATACTCTATTTGTATCTAAGAATGGTACATTAGTTCAGGATAACAATTATGCTGTAATCAATGATACATTGATTTACACTAACTCTTTAGATGCCGGAGATATTTTAAATGTAAGTGGTCATTTCATTACTATAGTTCAGACTCTTACTACTGAACAGACTCCTCAGACCGGAGCACAATTTGGCACTAGTGTTGCTACCAATATACATGCTAGTGAAATACTAGTAGGTGCTCCGTATCAATTGAATACACAAGTTTCTGAAGGTGTTGTTTATCGTTACACTGATCCAGGAGTAGTTTATGGAATATACACTGGTACTACAGATTGTAATGTCACTACTACTAGAAAATTACTAATCAATGGATTCTTAACTTACATACCTGCAGGCGACGCAAGTGATGCCGCTGATGCTATTAATTCTGCACAGATTACTAATGTGGCTGCAACTAACATTGATGGTAAATTGGCTATCTTCTTAATAGATAGTGATCTTGCACCTGCTTTTGAGAAATTATTCATAGGTGTAACTGACGATCAAACACTAACTGAATTGGGTATTCAAACATATACGTTGACACAAGAAATTTTGTGTCCACACACTGAAGGCCCCACACAATTTGGTACAGTAATAAAATTCAACGAATATGGTAGCTTTGTTGCAAGTGCTCCGGTAGGAACACGATTCAGTGCAACTACATTTGATTTCATTGATGATGAAAATCAAGACAATGATACATTGTTTGACAACAATGCAACTAATTGGATAGACGAATCTCCTAACTTTGGTGCTGTTTACATGTTTGATTACATTTCACAGTACAATGAAAGTTTAGCTAATATTGGTAAGTTTGTTTATGCACAAAGCGTCAACTCACCTAATTTAGTGTATACTCCGTTTAATACGTATGACCAAGAAACTGACGTAACATCAAGTAATCAACCTCGTTACGGTACTGCATTAGACTTTAATAACTACGGTGTCATTGTAGGTACTCCTGGTGATGTTGGCGCTACTACTGGTACTGAGTATGCAGGGTCTGCGACAGTGTACAACAACAGTTTGCGTGTCAAAGATTGGTCACTATACAGATATTCTGCTCCTATAGTAGATATCAATAAACTGTTCAACATACAATTGTTTAGTGCCGAAACTAATCAAACACTAATCAATTTGGATTACATTGATCCATTGCAAGGAAAAATATTAGGTGCGGTTAGAGAAAACATTGACATAGTATCAAATGTTGATCCGGCATCATATAATAATACAGCAACTGTTAATGGTAATCTAGTATGGGGTGCAGATTATGTTGGTAAGATTTGGTTGAACACTAAAAACATGCGTTATGTGAACTATCATCAAAACGATGATGTGTCATATAACAGTCAATATTGGGCAACATTGTTCCCAGGTAGTGATGTTGCAGTTTATAGTTGGGTTGCAAGTAACGTATTGCCTAGTAGCTATCAAGGACCAGGAATTCCTCTAAGCATCAACTCATACTCAATACAATATGTAATAAATGAATCAGGTGCTCTGACTCCTGTGTATTATTTCTGGGCTAGAAACACCAATATCATTAATGATAGTAAAACATTGTCTGACAGTATCATTGCGTCATACATTGAAAATCCTAAAGCATCTGGTATTAGTTATTTCAGTCCTATACTACCTAGCGTTTATGGATTATACAATTCAAATGAATACATCAATGCAAATGATAGCGTATTGCACATTGGTTTTGCAACCGGAACAAACAATGATGTTTCACACGAACAATTCAATTTGATACGTGCTGGATTTGCAAGTGATTTCTTACCTGGAGTTCCATTGTTGTCTAACGAAGCTCCTGACAGTTTATATGATAGATTACTAGACAGCTTGTGCGGTGTAGATGAAACTGGTGCAATTGTTCCTAACCCATATTTACCAAAAGCAGTTCAAACTGGTATATTGGCTAGACCTCGTCAAAGCTTCTTCTTTAATCGCTATACTGCGTTAAAGAATTACCTACAGTATGCAAACAGTATATTGGCTCAATTTCCAATCACTGAGATTCGTCAATCATCATTCTTAAATTCGAATGGTATTTTTTACGACACTGCTGACTATTGGGAATATATTAATTGGTGGTCTACTGGCTATGACAACAATACTAAGTCTGCACTACAAGTTTTAAATTATGCAGATTTATCTACACTGTCTGTAGTAACAGGTACGATTGTATCAGTTACATCAAATAGTAACGGTAGAACAGAAACGTATGTATATGAATCCAGTGGTAACTGGAGACGTATTGGCCTAGAAAATGGTACTATCAGATTCAAAACATCATTATGGGATTATGAATCAGTTCGTTTGGGATTTGGTGATAATTTCTTTGACACTGATCTTTATGATATTTACCCAAGCGAAGAAACACGTAAAATTGTCCGTGCATTGAACGAACAAATTTACACTGATGACCTTTTAGTATACAGAAACCGTAGTTTAATTTTGTTGTTTGAATACATTCAAAGTGAAACTACTGAAAATCAAAACTACTTGCCATGGTTGAATAAAACATCATTCATTGATGTTGCTCATACTATTCGTGAACTACGTCCTATTGAAGTATTCCAAAGTGATAACCAAGATTTCTTATCCGGTTACATGAATGAAATTAAACCATACCACGTAGTTATTAAAGAATTCTTATTCAAATATACAGGTGAAGAAGTTTATGGTGGTAATATCACTGACTTTGACTTACCTTCAAAATATAGTGCGGCTCAAGCGCAGTTCATAACACCTCAGTTAGTATACGCTAATTCTAATGGTGTAAATCAGTTCACACCTGATGATCCTATATGGGAAGAGCAAGAATATTCACAATGGTTTGAGAATCATGGATTATCAATAACTGGTGAAAATGAAGTGCAGATGACCACATTAGCTTCATACCTTTCATTGAACACGAACTCATTTGCAGTAGATAATGCACAGGGTTTCCCTATCAATGGTATACTAACAATTGGTACAGAGCAAATAGGATATTCATCTGTTGATAGAGCATTGAATGTTTTATCTGGTTTGACTCGAGGTGTAAACGGAACTACAATAGCACAGCATATTCCAGGTCAATTGATCTATATGAATTTACCGGCTGTTCTATTGTTAGATGGTGGTAGAGGATATGTAGAACCGCCTAAAGTAACAGCGTACATAGATACTACATTGTATCCTGCTCCAACTGTACCTGCTGTACTGACTGCTGTTATGAATTTGGATAGTGTATTAAGAGTTGACGTAGTTAATCCTGGCCAAGGGTATGCAGTATTGCCTAAGATCATAATTGATCCAGCAATAACAGTACCGTTTACCAGTGCAGATGTAAACATCTTCTCTAACACAATTCAAGTATATGCTCCATTATTGCAAACAGGTGATCTTGTTCAATACAAGGTAGGAACTGACAGTACTGCTATTGGCGGGCTAGAAAATAATCAATGGTATTATATTAATGTTTTAGAAACAGTACCATCAGTTGTTATTGGATTTTACGATAACTACGCTGATTGTATAGATAATCATGATAGATTAAGATTGTTTGATGCAGGTACAGGTTCAAATCACACGATAAATCAAGGTGCAAAAGCAAGCGCAATTTCTACGTCTGCCCCGGTTAGAGAGAATGACATTGTTTTGAGATTCGACAGAACCACATACGATTCTCAAGTTTTAGAATGGTTAGCAGGAAGATACTATGGTGCTTTCTATGCTGGTACTTACTCAAATAGTGAGTCAGTATCCAGTTCATCTATATCGCTACAAAGCACACAACCTCCAATCGCAGATATATTGGCAAGTGCTCAAGGTGTTGCGTTTGAAATCACTGACCTTAGAAATGAACGTGTAGTAAATTACAGTTCATTCATACGTTATGTTGATAGCACATACGCCGCAAATGAAGTCATAAGACTAGAACTACAAGACGATGGTTCAGGTAATCCAAACGCATCAGGTGGTACTATTGGTTTCTATGTTGGAATGCCGATCAAGTTCACAGGTGATGTTGGATCTAGTGGTATTATTACTAATCAAGTTTACTACGTAAACAGCATCATCAACCAAACTGATTTTACTATATCTGAAAGCAGTACAGGTAGTCCAATCAAAGTATTGTCTAACTGGACAGTAGGTCCTGCAGGATTACAATGTTACGTTGGTGAAGTAACTGATACTGCGGTTATTACGGTTAACTATCCGGGCATTTTAAATGTAACTGCAACTCAATCAACTGTAAACAAATTGACAGTGCCATTGAATGTTACTGGTTCAGGTGGTACTGAAGGATTCTATATCAATCTACCAATCTTCTTTACAGGCACAGATTCTAATTTACCACAAAACGGTGTGTTTGGTGGTATTGTAGAAAACGAAGTATACTATGTTACAACAGTGGTCGACAACCAAACGTTCACCATGTCTGAGGAGAAAGACCCACAAACATTTAATGTAACTGCAACGGTTGCTTCTACTGATACTGTTGTAATAGATGGTGACACCTCAAAGTTAACAGTAAATGAACCTATAATCTTCAACACAATGGTTGTTGCAGGAACAGAAACATCTTCATTTGGTGGATTAGTTTCAGGAACTACATATTACGTATCGTCTATTGTAAGCCCAAGTTCATTCACTATTTCTACATCAATTAACGGGGCAATAGTTGCATTGTCTAATGTATCGGCTGCATCTAACACCTCTGCTCTATGCACAAGTCAGAAAAATACCTTAGCATTAACAACTACAACAGGTAATAACATGGTTGTCAACGTTAGCTTGCCAGTAAGCCCAGGACAAGTTAATGGTCAGTTGTTCACCCTATATGAAACTTCAGGGCAATATCCGAGTCTAGACGGCACTGATGGTAATTTGATTACTAGGGGATTAGCCGCATTGATAGGTCAAAGAACTATTGATAGTGTAGTAGTTGATGTTAACGCAATTGTATTAACTAACTTTAATCCAGGCGATACAGTAGCATTGGGATTGACAAACATTTACATCAACATGCCAATTGAAATTTCAAATGACTTGTTCTATAACAACGTACTAGTTCCTGGAACTACATATTACGTAGTAGAAAAAGATACAATTGAAATTGAAGTCACAAACACATCATCTTCAACTAATGAGTTGACTTGCGATACTACTGAGCTATTATTCGCTGATATGCCAATCATATTCTCGGGCGCTGGTATTGGTGGTGCTGAAATTGATGTTGAATATTGGGTTAAGGAAGTTGTAAGTGATACTAGATTCACTATTACTAATACACCAGGTGGTTTAGAACTAACCTTATCTACTGCTAGTGGATTGATGACAGGTACTGGATTACCTTATATTAAGGTTGCTACCAATATTGGAGATCCTGCAATATTCCCAGGTAACACACAGCAAAGTGCTTCTATCAGCGCCGCAAATCCAGCTGTAATTACAGTCAGTGGAGCACCTTCAGACGGTGACACTGTTATTTTCAGAAATGGTGAAGCTCCTGCAGGTATGGCGTTGAACACAACCTACTATGTACGTAACGCAACCAACACTACATTTAACATTTCGTTAACATCTACAGGCTCGCTAATAAACACTTCGGCTGGTGTAGCTAAAACGTCAACAATGGTTATAACTGAGACAACTACAATAGATCAAACTCCACTAACAGTTCCTCAATTTGATGTCAGCTACATCTTAGGTGGCTATAGAGTATTGATTACCAATCAAGGATCAGGATATGCAGTTGATAATACAATTGTGATCCCGGGCACTGATATGGGAGGAACCACTACATTAAACGACTTGACGTTAACTGTAAACACAATTGATAGTGAAGGTGAAATTTTAAGTGTTATTTGTTCAGGTACAGTGCCAGGTGACAGTAATCAATATTACTTGAAAGTTATTTCTTCTACAGAATTTGAATTGTATGCAAATCAGTTGATGACAGTTCCTGTTAGTGGATTGAACTTACCATATGTAGGTATTACTGAAACTACTGTTACAGCAACACAATCATCGACAGATATTATTACAGTGTCAAGTACATCAGGATTTAGTGTAAATGATGCAGTAGTCTTTACTGGAAGTAGTTCAGGTGGAATGGTTCAAGGTCAAACATATTACATATTGGACAATATTAATTTTACTGCAACTACATTGCAAGTTAGTGAAACCCCAAATGGTTCTGTATTTCAGTTAACAACTGCGGTCTCTCAAAATTATACAATGGCTAAGTTTGGTTCAGTTGCGTTGTTACCGGAACCATTCATATTCAATCAGAGCATTGTTAAGTATAACAACCGTGTTTATGTTTGTGTTGTATCAAATAACGACCAAGAGTTTGTATTTGGTAAGTGGGAACTATTAACTAGTGGTGATCGTAGACTAAATGCAATGGATCGTGTAATGGGTTATTATCAGCCTACCGTAAATATGCCTGGCAAAGACTTGTCACAGTTGTTTGAAGGGGTAACATATCCAAATAGCACATACTTAGGTAATCCATTCGCACCGGATCAACAATATGCAGTAGATACTATTTTACAAGATCAAGCGTTCTATCCTACTGATGTAGATATACATGCTGTAGTTTGGGACGGCACTAGATATATTGCTGCCGCGGATATGTCTACATATTCAAGTGTGTTGTCTAGTTTAACTACTGATGAATGGGCTATACAAAAACTAGCAAACACTCCGATCAATACAACGGATATGATTTATGCTGGTGGTTATTATTTGTTAACTACAAATAACTCTGCAACACCTATCTTCAGAAGTGAAAATGGCATTACATGGACAACAAACGGTTACTTTACTCCATGGGGTTCAGTACCATATGACACTACAACATATGACTTCACCGCACTAAGCATATCTTCATTGAATCTAAATTCAGTAGGATATAGAAATGGAATATGGGTATCAGTAGGAGATGGCGTAATATCTAGTGATGATACTTACATTTGGAGACAACGTTTTACATTTGGTAATCCTCTACTAACTAATATACTATACGGTGTAAATGGTATTGATATTACTGCATTCCAAGGCTTCATTGCAGTGGGTAAAGGTCAACAGATGGATTACTCTAGTGGCATTGGAGTTACAATCAATGTAAGCATTATATTAACTAGCACTGACGGAATTACATGGAATCAATTAGCACCAGTAAGTTCTAAAGGATTGTACGGAATAACACACAACGGTACAAACGCATTAGCAGTCGGTGAAGATGGTGTAATCTATATTTCTAATAACGGTGGCAATTGGTTAGGCGTAAATGAAGTAACTGTTATTAGCGTCAACGCATCATCAAACTACCTAAACGTAACTAGCACAACTGGATTCGCAGTAAACGATCAAGTAGTATTCTCTACCTCGTTTAACGTGTTTACTGCAGGAACAACATACTATGTTAAGACTATTGTTTCTGGCACTCAATTACAATTGAGCACTACATTAGGAGGCTCAGTCGTCACATTAACTGCGGCAGATCCTTCTACAACCACATACATGTCAGCTATTGCTACACATGATTTAGTAGACGTTCTTTATGCTAATGGTGTTTATGTTGCTGTGGGCGATAACGGTTACGTTATAACGTCAATGAATGGTTATGATTGGGCACAAAGAACGACAGGTACATCAGAAAACTTGAATGGCATAGCATACAATGCAGATGATGATATATGGATTGCAGTTGGTGAGAACAATACAATTCTAGTAAGTTATAATGACGGTACTGATTGGACTAGTTCTTCTGTCTTTGCCCCTCAAACAACAACATATGATGTTCAGGGCGCAGAATTTACATATGGTTACGGTCCAGAAGAACTGGTGCCAGGTGTTGTAACTGACAACATTACTATGACTGTTGCTACACGTCCTGGTACTAATTGGGACGAAACGATTTATCAACATGTTGGTTATAATGTTGTAAGTATTGAATTAACTCCTACATCAGGTACACAAACTTTATACAGCTTTGACGTTGGCAACTTGTACAACATACAAAATCCAGCACAAATAGCAGTTTATGAAATCAATGGTTCTACTGGTTTAGGTACTGCTATTTACAACACAGTAGACTACACAATAAATTGGGTAGATTTTTCTATTACGTTGAACAGTCCTCTACCATTCACACCAGTGACAAATAAGCTACGTGTTGATATCTATGAAGTAGGTAACGGAAATCAATTAGTCAAGGCTAGCACCAAGACTGATCCAATTCGTATGCACGAAAATACTGGTTGGAATGAAATTTATGTAAACTGTAACTATTCTGGACAAATCTATCAAGGTTCAGGTGTTATAAGACCTGATACTAATCCAGTTGACGTAGAAGCCACCGAAACAGATTCAACCTCTAACACTATATTGTGTGCAAGTGTTAAAGATTTCTTCTTGAACGAACCCATCACATTCCAAGGTGCAGTGTTTGGTGGTTTAGCAGAAGATACAACGTATTACGTTAAAACTATCAGTTATGTAACTAACAGAATCACAGTGTCTACGACTATCAATGCAGGCACCGGCACAGCAGGACCTACATTGGCATTGACTGATGCTACCGGTTCTATGAATATTATTATTAAAGTTGGTTATGGTGAAGTATGGACTACTCCAATCATTTATCACAATGGTAACAAACTATTATTGGGCACCACTAGCACTGTTACTAGAACAAAAGCTAGCAACAATGCAGTGACAACCAATACGACCGGTGGAATGATTGTAGGCGAACGAATTGTGTTTAGTGATACTATGTTTGGTCCAGTATTGGCTCCGCAGACAACATACTATGTCAAAACTATTATAGATGCAAATGAATTTACAGTATCTGCGACATTAGGTGGACCTGTCTTAGCATTAACTGATGCAACAGGCGGTGCAGAATTCATTACTAATGATTATGCATTTGGTATTGCGGAGAATGGAATAACTGCATCTATCATATTTGCTACAGGTGACTATGATGATAATGTAGACTACATAACTTACACATTGTTTGGTGAAACAACACCTACACAATATGGTTATACAATACCTGAAACTCAGTTGATTACTGCTGATGGTACAGTAGGTCCGTTCAGCTTAGATAATTATGTTTCTGATAACAACCCAACTAATGCGGTTGTAGAACTTAATGGTCTTCGTTTGATTAATACCACTGATTATACTATTGATGACAACACCAATGAAATTACATTCACTAGTGCACCAACATTAGGTGATGTAATAGCAGTGACTACATACAACCAAACAGATCGCCAATACTTGAATACACAATATGGTATCACCGGTATTACTGTTTCAGACATTGTAGACATTAACAATACTATCACACCTTACTCCGCAACTACTAACTGTACTAATACTACTTCAGGTACAAATCGTATTACATGTGTATCAACCGGCGGATTCGCTGTTGGTCAAACAGTAGAGTTCAAAGGTGCAACTGCATTTGGTGGTCTTGCTATTGACGGTACTGTATACTATATCAGAAGTATTGTTAGTGGTACACAATTTACTATCGAAGATGAAGATGGTAACATTGTAACATTGTCAACTGCAACTGGTTTAGTCATAGCTTACGTAGGTGGTCAACAGGCAGTACGAGTTATTACTGGATCTGCCCACAACCTCAGCGAAGGTGATCTTGTAAGAATTGATGGAACAGTTGGTTCTGTACAATTGAACAACAATACATACTATGTTCATGTTATTAACTCCACCGAAGTAGATTTATACTTAGATCAACCATATAACTCGGGATTGGCAGCAATTAACTATCCAGTTACTAATATTTCTTCATATGTATCCGGTGGATATATATGGGCAAACAATTCATACACACTACAGAACTTAGAAGTAACTGATACTACAAATGATCCTATCTTAGGTAATTATTTAACTGTCAGTTCGGTTGACCAATTAGTAGTAGGTACTCCTGTAGTGTTTACTGGTACCGTATTTGGTGGGGTATCTACTGATACTACGTACTACATTAAATCTTTGGTAAGTGCTACAGAATTTTCTATATCACTTGTGCGTTATGGTGATGAAGTAGTGTTAACAACTGCATCAGGATCTATGTATGTTACGCAGTGGGAACAGGACAATGTTGATAGATTATGGGTAACGGTAAACGGTTATCGTGTACCTTCAGCTAGCTTGAGATTAAATCCCAACAATGAAGTCAGTATATTAACAACCATTGCTTCTGCTGATGATGTTATCATAACAAGTATGATGCCAAGTGCAACACCTAACGAAGAGGTATTCTTAATCAACGTTAACCAACAAGGATCGGGTGTTGCTTATCGTGCAAATACTCAAACTAGAACTTGGTTAGTAGCTCCATTGAGCAACACCGATACTATCATTTATGTAGATGACGTTACTAAACTTACTGACGTAGTTACGCAAGTTGAAACAGTTCCTGCAGTTGAAGATGGATATTTCTATATTGGTCTAGAAGCAGATAAGAGAATTATCTCTAGTGTTACTGTTTACAACAATACTACTAGTCAGACTATCTCTAGCAGTAACTATGAAATAGTGATAGAAAATCTATCTCCGGTATTGAAGATTACTGCAGGGGCATATATAACCGCAGGAAATTCACTGACAATCACTGTGCTTGAAGGAAACTTGTTATACGTCAACGGAGAACAAATTAAGTTTAGTTCAGTAGACCTTGCAAATAATGCAGTTACCGGATTACAGCGTGGTACTAATGGTACCGGAGAACAAACGTTTATTCCGTTATATTCAGAGGTTTTTAGTATATTGTCTAACAACCAAATGTCAAGTGTGGACTATTCTGACACTTGGAATTCTGCGGTCTATAATACCGTTGAGGGTGACCCATTACAGATTAGTACTACGGAGTCAGCAATTTTCTTGCGAGGCGATGTTAACTGAAAGATAAATAAATAATATGAGCAATAAATCCACAGAAACTACAGAAAAAACACACAAAAAGCCTGAATCCAAGCCTAATGAGCATGGGGGCTTTTACTTTTCTTCACATCTAAAGATTTTTGATCCAAACACCAAACAAGTTTTAGTTCAAAAAAGAGGCGATAACTAATGTCAGGAATACAAATAACATATCAGATTGAAGGTTTTCTTAAAATCCATGACCCCAATACCGGGGAAATTTTAGTGGATAAGAAAAATGCTATCAATTACGAGAATATGTCGGAAGCAATTGCTGACACATTAAGCAGTCGTGGTTACGGTGAAATTTATGAAATGGCCTTCGGAAACGGTGGCGCAAGCGTAGACGAAACCGGTGTTATTACATATCTGCCGCCTAATACAACGGGTCAAAATGCAGCCTTGTATAATCAAACCTATACAAAAATTGTTGATGACACTAGTGTTTTCAACTTAGATCCTACACGTAACAAAATGACAGTTTCTCATACAACAGGGAAAGTTTATACTGACATTTTGGTTCAATGTTTGCTAGATTACGGTGAGCCTGCAGGGCAAGCCGCGTTTGATAATAGTACTCAAACGGATGGTGAGTATGTCTTTGACGAACTTGGATTATTAGCCAATTACGGCACGGACAACGACGGGAATGTTATAACCAGACTATTAACGCATGTTATTTTTCACCCCGTTCAAAAGTCTCTAAACAGACAAATTCAGATAGATTACACGGTTAGAATTCAAGCACTAACTAACTTGGTAACTATATAAGATAAATAAGAAGAATATCGGAGTGATTTGAAATGGCATATACAATTGTTAAAAGTGATGGGACAGTTTTAACGACAATACCTGACGGTACAATTAATACAACCAGCACATCTATCGGCCTTCCTGGCAGAAACTATGCTGGTTATGGACAAACTTTGGATACAAACTTTGTTCACCAATTAGAGAATTTTGCGGATACTACACCCCCATCTAATCCATTACGCGGTCAACTTTGGTATAACACAAATAATAGTACATTATATGTTTGTCCTACTGACGGTGAAGCAAATGCTTTAGCTTGGTTAGCACTAACATCAACTAGTTCAGGTGGTACAACTACTTTTGGTGCATTAACTGTTACAGGAAACGTTCAAGCAAATAATTTGGCTGCAACCAACAATATTACAGGTAATGCGGCATCATTGAATTATCTTACAGTGTCAGCAAATGCTAATATTGCAGATGGAAATCTAACGACAGCAAACATAGGTACACTACGCACGACTACAATTACTACTGGAGCAAATTCTACTGCCGGTACGATAACAGGTACGTGGACAGCAAACGGTGGATTATCGGGCAACGCCATCATTATAACTAATGGTAACTTGTTTATAGGTAATAGTGCAGGTGCAAACTTATACGGTGTTAGAACAGACAAGTATATGTATGCTAACGGTGATCCTATCAGTTTTGCAGGTACATATAGTAACAGTAACGTTGCTAGTTACATGCCTGTTTACAACGGCGCAATTCTTACTACAACTACACAAGCAACTACATTGACAACAGGTGCAAATACTACACCAGGTACAATTACTGGTAACTGGACATTAAGTGCAGGTTCAAGGTTCAATGCTACATACGCCGACTTGGCCGAACGTTTTGCGGCTGATAGTGTATATGATGCAGGTACTGTTGTTGAATTGGGCGGTACGGAAGAAATTACTGCTGTTCAGTATGAACTAAGTGAAGATGTTTTTGGTGTTATTTCTGATACTGCTGCCTATCTAATGAACGCAGGAGCAGGTAGTGACAAAACTCACCCGCCCGTTGCAGTTTCAGGACGAGTAAAAGTCAAAGTTACAGGCATAGTTAAAAAGGGTGAGCGATTAGTTAGTGCAGGCAATGGTATCGCACGTGCGGCAAAAGCAGGTGAAGCAAATGCATTCAACACTATTGGTAGATCACTTGAAGAAAAAACAACAACAGACACTGGCACAGTTGAAGCTATTGTTATTATAAGATAAGGATAAAAGATGAGTTACGCACAATTTGGTTTAATTGAAGCCACAGACTTCAACAATCTTGTTGGTGGTAACCCTGTAACTTCAAGCGGTAAATTGAATACTGTTTGGGCGACTGGTGGTACAAACGCAGGATATGGGCAGACCGCGGTTGCCAACGTTACAGTGGGCGGTACTGTTGCTGCCACAGATTGGGCTAACCTTGTTAACAGAACTTCAAACTCTGCAAGCCATCAAGGAACAAGCATTACATCTGTTACAGCACCAAGTGCTGGAGGAACAGTTACATATTTGTCAGCTATTCCTACTAACCTAACTACTATATACACTAGTAGATTAAATGCTGCCGCACAGGGTTCAACTACATCAAACACTGCAACTTATGCAACTACTTGGAGTTCAGCACTAACATTTACACATACCGCTACATTTGCTAACGGTGACGCCGCACGTTATTTCTTTAATGCTGGTGGTCAACTAGCGATAACTTGTTCGCATCCAAGTGGCACTGGTATCAATTTGTTATTGAATAACCTTGCAAGTAACGTTGGCACTGTAGTTTTAAGTAGCCCAACATCGGGTACAGTAACGATTGCTGGTACTAGTTATAATGGTATAACTAAAGTGGGCGGCGGTGGAAACTCTCCAACTACATCACCAAATACTGGTTACTTTGCACTAACAACATCTAACGCTACTGTCTTTACTCAAACTGCAAGTACAGGTCCAAGTGGTTATCTAAGTACTTTCATTCGTGTACTTGTTAGAAGTAATGGTACTCAAGGATCAAACGGCGACGCCGGATCTGTTATTACTATCTCTACTATTTGGGATGAAGTTCCCGATGGTCTAACTGCGGCTGCCAACTCAGCAACTACCTTAACAGTTCGTCCACCAGCAACTACACACATAGCTAACACTTGGGGTGCAATTACCCTAGCTGGTACATCAACCGGATCATAATTTTTAATCAAGTGCTTGTGTCTATCTAAATACTCTTAGGAGTGATCTATGGACACAAAAACTTTAATTAGCGAAGCTAAAGCCCGATTTAGCCACAACGCAGCCAAATCATATCTAAAGGAAAAATATGAAACTCGGTTGATAGTTGCCGAGCAAGGCGGGCTTTGGAGAGCAAATCTCCAAACAATCAATTTTTTAAACAATTCTCAATCAGATACTGTCATTCTTGTTGATAGTTTTGAGAATCCGGTACAAGTAAACCGTGCAGAATTACTAGCCAAACTCAATGAAACATATGAATCTGTTATGGGCGAATGGCTAACCGAATGGGCAGAACTAGAGAAGAAACGATGAGTAGAGGAGCACTACTCTTTGCCTTCAACTCACCCAAATACAATTACTACGCAATGGCGGAGTATACCGCAAAGAGAATCAATCATTTTTTGGGCATGCCTGTAACCATAGTTACAGATAAATCCAGTATACCTAATAATCCATCTTACAAGTTTGACAATACTATTGTTGTTGAACCCGATAAGAATAACATTCGTGATTATATGGTTTGGATTAACAAGGGTAGATACCAAGCGTATGAACTTAGTCCATACGATGAAACCCTATTACTAGATACAGACTACATGGTTAACAGTGATAGTTTGTTGAAAACATTTGATATATGTGAAGATTTTTGCTGTCACGATACAACGTCATTCTTGATGCATCCCAAAGCACCTCAAGAAGTATTGAGCGCATATAGCTTCAAAACACTGTGGGCTACAGTAATTACATTTAAAAAGACACCTCGAGCAAAACAAATCTTTGAATGTCTAGAAATGGTTCAGAAAAACTATGAACACTATGCTAACATTCATAGTTTTATTGCTGGCGTATATCGCAATGATTATGCATTGACACTGGCATTACGCATTGCTAATGGACACCTTATAGATCATAGTGATATTATCCCGTGGAATTTAGTTCACGTTGGTAAGAACACCTCAGTATATTCAGATACTGACAATGAATTCAACACAGAATATACAGTGATGTTTGATAACTGGCAACGAGGTAAGATTCGCAAAGAATATATTAGTCTCAAAGGTACAGATTTTCATGTGATGAACAAAGAAAACTTTATGGAGTTAATTAAAAATGGATAAAGGGTTCGTTATTATTTCACAAGATGGTGGAACTTTAGACACATATCAAAAATGTGCAGAAGCATTAGCAAAGAGCATAAAACGCACAATGCCAGATGCAAAAGTGTCTATCATCACTAACAACAAAATTAAAAATACATCGCTGTATGACAAAATCATTCCATTGCCGTACGGTGACCAAGCACCTAAAAGCTATTGGAAACTAAACAACGACTGGCAAGTATATGATGCTAGTCCATATGAATACACTATAAAATTAGAAGCAGATATCTATCTTCCTCGTTCGATAGATCATTGGTGGGATGGATTGAAGCATCGTGATTTGGTAATATCTACAAAGATAAGAGATTTCAAACAGGACATTAGCCCATCACGTGTATATCGTAGATTCATTGATGACAACAAATTACCTGATATGTATAACGCAATCACATACTTTAAGAAGTCTGATACTGCTAAACGGTTTTTTGAAATGGTTCGTTATGTATTTGAAAATTGGTCTGACATTAGAGCTACTTTGAAAGGTAGTCCATATGAAGAAGCAACCACTGATTGGGTATATTCATATGTAGCACATGTCATGGGTGTTGAAAATTGCACGTTGCCCGGATTTGACGAAATGAGTATGGTACATATGAAGCGACTTATCAACAATCTCCCTACTGAAGATTGGACTGATGCCTTAGTGTATGAGATACTTCCACATACATTGCGTATCAATTCTTGTCCACAGCTTTACCCTTTCCACTATCATATAAAGACTTTTTCTAATAAAATACTACAAGCCTATGACTGAAATTAATCAAGATGATGAAATATTAATTCTTTGGGAAGCACCAAAGATTGAGATACCTGAGTTCCGTTTGTACTATGATGAAGATACTGGTAGGGTTATTTGCTACTCCTGCGAAAAGCTAGAAGGTAAATACATTGTCATTGACTCACTAACTTATGCTCAAGCTAGACCAGACGTTCGAATTATTAATGGTAAGATTTCAACTGCAAGTAATCATGCAATTGTATCTAAATTAATGCCACATCCTACTAAAGGTCAGATATGTGAAGAGGAAGATATAAGCGTTATATCAGTCGAAGGTAATAACACTATCAGATGGAAGTTAAACACATATGAACTCAAGTAATATTGTAGATGTTGCAGACTTAGACTGTATCTATCTCAGTTACGATGAACCGCAGAAAGAAGAATTCTGGCTAAAGATTAAGAACATGGTGCCTTGGGCAAAGCGTGTCGATGGCGTCAAGGGTTCAGACGCCGCACACAAAGCCGCAGGTGAAGCAAGCGAGACAGAACGATTTATTCTTATTGACGGGGATAACATGCCCGACGAATCTTTCTTCAATATGCAACTCGACTTTACAGGAAAAGATTCTACTTATCAATTGGCACAATTTCGTTGGAAGGCAGTAAATGCTATCAACGGACTACGTTACGGTAATGGTGGCATGAGTTCTTGGACAAAGAGTTATGTCCGTAACATGCAAACGCACGAAGCACAGAAAAGCGGCGACAGTTCACGTATTGCTGACTTCTGTTTAGACAGTAAAGACAACTTGTATTGGGCAATGTATGATTGCTATTCAACTACATATCCCAATCATACTCCGTTTCAAGCATGGCGTGCAGGTTTTCGTGAGGGTGTCAAGATGGTTCTTGACAAAGGCGAGAAGCCTGATGCTACTGAGTTCAAAGAACGTGTAGCAAGTCGCAATCTAAATAACTTGACGATTTGGCAAAACGTTGGTGCCGATGTTGAGAACGGCATCTGGGCTATATATGGTGCTCGACTTGGAACATACATGACAATGCTTACTGAGTGGGATTGTCATAATGTACAATGGTTTGATAACTATCCTGTACTATGGGAAGAACATGAATTCAGAGATCCAATAGTGCAATCAGAATTGCTTGGTGAGGCATTACATGACAAGTTGGGATTACCAATGTGTACACTAAGTGCCGAACAGTCAAAGTTCTTCAAACGTCACTATCAGTCTGACTATCACAATCAAGGCCCATTAGTTACTGAGATGGAAGTCATTCGTAGAATCGAAGGATGGTAATGAGCGAAAGCCACGAACAAAAACGAATCAAAGAGATTAGGATCAAAGTCGAAAACGAAGTTGGTCCTACGTTCTGCCTTGCAAAATGGCATCACGTAACTATGTACTTGCAATCAGGAGAGACACATAGTTGCTATCACCCTCAACCTCATAAGATTCCCTTAGAAGAATTATATGACAATCCTTCTGCGTTGCATAATACACAGCAGAAGAAAGAAGAACGTAAACTAATGCTCGACGGTGGCAAGCCTACTGGCTGTCAGTACTGCTGGAACATTGAAGCAATGGGTCCTGATTATATTAGCGACCGACACATTCGTAACGCAAGTATCTTCACTGAGGAACGATATGAACAAACTACAAAGGGTCCGTGGAATCAAAACATCAACCCCGAGTACATCGAAATCAACTTCGGTAATGAGTGTAACTTCAAGTGTGGCTACTGCCACCCTAAGTATAGCACAAGCTTCTACAAAGAGATTGAACAGAACGGTCCGGTTACTAACGTAAAGAATCATCGCTGTGATATCGATTGGATGAAGTTATATCAACGTGAAGATGATAACCCATATGTTGACGCATTTTGGGAGTGGTGGCCTGAGATGCGTAAGACATTGAATATCATGCGTGTCACTGGTGGCGAACCTACACTACACAAGAGTACATGGACATTGCTTGAAAAGATTGAAGAAGATCCTATGCCATGGTTAGAGTTGAA